GATACCAAGTAGTCCCTGCACCTCTTATATTACTCATATCAGCTTTATAATGCATAGATATTTTCTTTGTTTTGGTATTAAAATGTGCAGTACCTTCATACATTGATACATCTATTGTTTCACCGCCTGCATACTTAGCAAATAGGTGCTTAGCGGCTTTATTTCCATGTGAAAACTTTTCTTTAAGAATATTATAATATTCTTTTTCTATATCTGAATCATTCCTTAACTTGCATTTGAATGTACTTAAGTCTGATTCCATTATATCATTCTTCTGTCCATTTGCAACAACATTCTCCCATTGTTCTTTCCTAGCCGTATACACTTTCTTGTTATCTGGATCTATAGAATACTTAGACAGCCTGTCAAACTGCTCAACCATTCTGCCTGCATACTGCTGCTTCTGGTCCTGCCTGTAATCTTTCTTGACCTGCTCAAGCTCTTTCTTGGAAAACTTACTATCAGGCTCATCATCAAGTTCAGGGAAGTATGTTGTATGTACATCTTTGCAGTTAGGATGGTAAAGCCCTGCTGCCATAGCAGAAGACATAAGCGGATAAGGACCATCTGACGCCTTACCGCCGCTCCACACATCGTCTATAAGAATCTTCCCAACAAACGGAAGGCACTTAGGACAGGCATTAGCACGCTTATTCATGATAACTGTACTAATTCCCCATGATTGTCTCATTTCGCCTTCTCCGGTCAGATATGCACGCTTACACGCTGTCTGAATTGCCATCTTAGCATATGATTTCATTGAATGTCTTGCACCATTTGAATATTCTATGCAGTTAATGCCTGCCTTAAGAAAATCCTTTGTGGCCATATCTACAGCCTTCTCATATGTTCCTGCGCCTGTAGCTGCATAAACTTCCGCATTGAATATTATCTGCCGGTATTTATCCTCTGACATTCTAAGCATAGCTTTCTCTGCCGTGCCAAAATCATTCTTTGTCGCTTTTATCAGAGCTTCCAGCTTTCTAGTATTAAGCCTGAAAAAAGCACCTTCAGCGCCCTGTGACACCTTAGATGCTTTCAAACCTTTCTTCAAGGCTCTTAATATCTTCTGTTCCTGTTCTGTACCGCCTTCCTGTCTGGCTGCAAATATCATTGCGTCAATGGAGTCGTTTATATTACTGAACGACTTCGTGAACTTCTTTTTATTCTGTGTTTTATACTTTTCCAGAGCCTTAAGCTGTTCTACCTGCCACTGTGACCAGTTAAACCCCATATCTGTCTCTTCTGCTCTGTGGCTCGCAAGATTGCGCATCATAGAAGCAATCAGCTCATCTTCTATGGCTTTAAAGGCTTTCTCTATATCATAGTCTGTATTTAACATAGGCTACCTCATTAAAAACTTTCTACTTCAAAGCCATCTGATTCCATATTAAGGGCTGGTTCTTCCATATCTGATATTCCCTGTTCTGCCTTAAGCCTTGCAACCTCTTCCTGTTTCCAGCCATCATCCTTAGTGTCTCCATACAACTCATCAACAGACGCTTCTACACTCATAATGCCTCCCTGCTTAGCTTTGCTTACTGTCTCAACCTGACTTTCAAAGCTAGGGTTCGCATATTCACCAAATGTCACATCAACATCAATGTCCTGTGTTGTTGAATTATTAAGTGTATCTATCGCCTGCAATGTCATTTTTACAAGCTTCGGAAGAACCTTCTGGAGCTGATTGACAATATTGTTTCTTGTGTACAATGTAGCCTTTTCTTTTTCCCTTGTAGCCTCTGCATTATCAAGTTTCTTTACATCTATTCCCAATGTAGAAGGGCTCATAATTCCCTGCAGGCAAAGATCAAGTGCCGTGATATATGTAGCAAGATACCCTTCATGCGGTATTTCACTTTGTTCCCTCTCTATCTTATAACTTGCACCTTCTGCCATAGGAGCTGAATACTGCATATAAGCATTATCAAATGGATTCGGCAACATAACCTCTCCATTACTAGGATTTCTAGGAAGTAAATTCTCTGGTATATATTCCTTTGTGCGGTTATGTCTTAAAGCATCCATCCACTGGCTCCATGCTTCATCTAACGCGTCAAATTCATCTATCTTACTGTCATATATGCTTTTGCCTCTACCCTTGAACTTTGCTGATTTATAGAACATAAGAGGTATGGCCATCATAAAGCTTTTATCTTCCCATGTTACTGGTCTTAAACCAGCAAGCTCTGGCACTGTGCTGATATCACATTCTTTGTTACCTCTTGTGATCATATATGTAATATAACCTTTTCCATACGTCTCAAGCAGAATGTATTCTTGATTCTTAACTGTATATACTGTCTTAAACACAACCTCTTTCACTCTGCCGCGTTCTCTTATTATCTCTACCCTGTCGCCGGGATAAAACTCTATTATTGGATACTGGCTTAGGTTTGTATCTATAGATAGCTTAAATGCTCCATCTCCAATAATGAGCGTATCTGAGATTGCCTGCTTTACAAGTTCTGTAAAATCGTTCTCTTCCGCTATCTTATCCCAGTCTGACTGCCTGCTGCCAACATCTACCTCGTTCATATCTGCAACAACAATACTTGCAAGCATATCAACCATCATTGCCGGTAATCCTACATGTATCTTTCTTATCGCTAATCCAGGAGAGCATTTTGCAGCCCAGAATCTTGTCTTATCTCCATCAATCTGATCATACAGCTGTGACAGCTCCTCACTTACACCTCTGTACCATATCTGATTCTTTATGGCATTACCTTCAAAGTCGAAGATTTCCTGTATATTAATTATTCCTCTCTGTGCCGGCTGCACACGCAACCATGTCCTTATTCCATCTCTTATCTTATCAGCCATAGTATTAAATATGCTCACCTCTCTCACTCTCCTATCTGTTCTCTACTCCAACTTTGTCCCTGTATGGTATCCAGCCATATTGCGTACTGTTAACCATATGATCATTTCCATCTTCCGGCTCACAGTCTTTATCTTCCAGCCAACTGTATACCTGCAGTTCCCCTGTGTAGTTCGTGCATGTATCTACAACATAATAGCTTGGCTCTTTGCCCTTTTCGTCGTTAAAGGACATCCAGCCAAGCTGCAGGTTTATTCTGTCTATTATTGTTACTTTCTTATATGCATTATTGAATATATACAGGCATTCATGATGTTCTCTCTTATACTTGGCAAATTCTGTTATTGTCGCCTGATCAGCGTTATCAATAAAGGTGTTCTTTGCCATGCCGCCCCATTCTTTTCTGTTGCGTTCCAGGAAGTCTATGTAATTTCTTACTGTATCAGACGGTGCTATGGGGATATCAAGAGCCGCATTGTTATATACCCTTTCTGCCAGTATAATTAGCTTTCCTTTGTTTGTTATTCCCATATATGACATTGCAATAGTATCAGGACTCTTGGTTGAATATGCCGTATCAAGACCGCTTGTATATATTACAAACCATTCTGTCTGTGTGTTGTCATATTCTCGCTTAATAAATGCCTTTGCCTGTTCTTTAGTAATAACATGTCTCTTGCAGAAATTAGAAAAGACAAGACCTGTAGCCTTGCCTCTTAATCCTAATATCTTGTTTTTATATATCTTAGTACCAGGAGGATAGCTCATTTTCTTCTGTTCTATCTTCTCTGGTGTCATGGATATATTGTCTTCAAATGTGAAAAACCAATACACCCAGTCTTTAATAGGCTCACAGCCGTTAAGGTCCTTCCATATCTCTTCCGGCACATCTGCCTTGTACTTATCAATTGGTCTTGCGTGATTGATGTACTCTGAATATATTGGAAGCGTAGGCGCATCCGGATTAAGTGTACCTACAAAGTATTCAGAACGTCCGAATATCTCTCGTATGAAGTCTATGTTAGCTGTATTGCACTCATCTACCCACACACATCCAAACTGTGAACCCAAGGCATTCTTCCACTTGCTGGCATTATCATAGCCAAGAATATATATTATCTTGGTACTGCTGCCAGTTTTAAATTTAATGTGTGGAAGTTTATTTTCTTTATCGCCATTACCACAGTATTCCAAATTAGGGAATATCTGAAGTAATCCCATATCTGCATTGATTATATTCTTTTCAATAACACCTGTTGTATTACCGGCTATAACATGCAGCTTCATATCTGATTCTGCTACATTCATGATAAACTTCACAGCAACCGTTGTTGTCTTACCTGATGCAGTAGAACCTTCAAGGAATTCTGCTCTTGCCGGTGTATCTATGTAATCCCAATACTTATCACTTAGAAGCATCAGGCTCACCCCTTGCTTTACGCTGAGCAAGAAGCTCTGCAAGCTCGTTTTTTACAGAATCATTAATATTAGCTTCTATCTTGTCTGTAAACATACCAAGATGCTTGCCAAGAAGCTCCAGCGCCCTTACCTTGTCACATGGCTTGACCTCTAATCCATCTCGCCCTTTCTTAATAACAGCTAATGCACGCTTTTGTTCTTCTGTAAGTTCTTCTGTCAATACTGGCTCTACAGTCCTGTATGTAGCAGGTTTGCCGTCCTCATTCAGTATATCTACAAGTATGCCACCTACTTCTGCTTTCATCTTCTTCTCGACTACATGTGCATAATCTGCTGTATTAGAAAAAGCTATCAGTGCAAGTTCCCTGATTACTCGCTCCTGAGTGATCTCTGTCTTGCGTGATAGTTCTTTTTGTCTTTCTCCTATGTACTGTGAAATTGTAGTATTTTGTAGTAATTTTGATGCATTTGTATTTGCATACTTTTCTGTGTACCCCGCCCTAATAGCCGCTTGTGTGGCATTAAGGTCTATAAGGTATTCATCACAGAATTTCCGTTGTTTATCTGTTAATCTCACACAATCAGCTCCTTTCTTGGCATACAAAAAAGACACCAGCCTTAAGCCAGTGTCTTACCGGGGGTATTAATATTTAATAATGGAGAAATCATGCTGTCCATCATGTCCAGTTTAGATATTAACACAGACAAAACGAACAGAGCGAACAAACTTTAAATTTTTGATAAGAATCTTTCTACTGCCATTCTACAACTATCTGCTGTGTGGTGTTTTCCCATCTTTCTTGCTACCTGCACCCAAGATAAACCTTCTATGTATCTTAATGTTATAAGCCTCCGCATTCTGCTATTGTCAATTTGATTAATACATTGTTCTATGAGGTTTATCTGCGTATCTATCTTCTCTTTAATGTCTATCTGCTGCCGCTGTCGCACTAAAAGAAGTGTTCTCTTCCGTGAATATGCCGGATAAGGGAAGCCTTCTACAACAAAATGCTGCTTACCTCCATCTCCACCGGTAACGCTGTCCTTTTCCGTATACCCTTCAGCTTCCATTTTATCAAGTTCTCTTTGTATCTTATCAATCGCGGCCTGTATTTCCTGTTTCTCCTTAATCAAATCACTGTACTGCTTAAGGAGGTCTTTAATATTGTTATTTTTCAAGTTGTTCATCGCCTACCCTCTTCTCATCTGCTGCCAGTTTTTCCTTATCCAAGATTTCCAAAATATAATACTGCTTATCTGGTTCAGCTCCCCACTCTGGTCTCCCTTTTCCAATCCTTAATCTGCAGCTGGCTTTTATTGCTTTAGAATCCTTGCTATATCCATTACGGAAAATAATCTCCTGAATGCTGTCTTTCCTTATCTCCTCTGGTACTGCCTCTCCTTGCAATAACTCAAATTCGCTTCTATTTAAGAAATTGTCTGGTGGATATAATGGATGTATGGTTATGGCTCCGAACAGATTCTGGAATCTTGTTTCGTAATATTCTTTTATTTCTCGATATTCTTCTTTCTTCTCTCCAGAAAGAATCATGTCGAACCATTTCTTCCGAATTGGTAATGTCAGCATTATGAATCACCTGCCTTTAATTTATCTAATGCTTTCATGGCTACTTCTAACATTGGTTTACTAGTTCTACAATTCTGGCCAGTATATGTACATTCTGTTTCTTTGAGATATCCGCACCCTATACATATTGCCTTTGCCACAGCCCTTTTTGAATCCTCTATAGCCTTATTTCTTTCCTTTCCTTTTTCAAGATATTCTGCTGCTTCATTGACATCATTATTGACTACTTTACTATTTAAAAATGCTGTTTTAAACATTTCAGCAATCTCCTTCTCGTCAACTCCACATAAACTAGGAACATTTCTACTCATATCCCCAATGATTCTTATAAAGAAATCTTCAAATTTATCCTGCATAAAATGTATTTCAAATTCCTCTGGCATTTCTATTATTAATTTCATTTTTCATACTCCCTCCTAATAAACATCTCTCCATCGCACCAGAAGTATTCTTCTGTTGGCATATAATTCTCTATTATCGTCTTTCTATTGCATGTATATGTTCCGTCTGCTGCCACGCTCTTAGAACATTGCTCACAGCAGGTATACTCACATAGGTGTTTATGTCGTCTTCTGCTCATCCGGACACCTCTCTATCTTTACTATCTCATCAAGATCTGATTCGTTGTTAAGCTCATTTATGTATACTACAAGGCTGTTGTCTCTGGCTATATTAAGACTGCTGCCATCTTTCTTTGTTACTGTCCACATATGTTTATTCCTCCTATATCATCCCTATTGTTCTTAGTAATTCTTTTATTAGTTCCTCTTTCGACATAAAGGCTCTCTTATATACCGTCTCTATTCTTTGTTTAGCATAATTCTCGCCTTTCTTTTCAGCGATAATTTCATATGTTGCTTTTATTAATGTTGTTAAGTCCGCTTCTATCTCTCCAAAGCTTCTTCCCTCAATTTCTACAATTCCTTTGTTACACTTAATCATATTGTTTCCTCACTTTCTAATGACTCTTGATTGTTAAATTTATTGCTGATAACCTCAACTTCATGTGACCAGTAATTGTCAAAATTAACTGTATATTCTTCCTCAAAGTTATGCATTTGCCATTCTGCTTCTGTATCAGACCACTCAATAACAAATCGACCGTCCTTGCTAAGAATTTCAACAATATCATTTTCCCATATCAGCGTGTCATCCCTATCTGTCAATCCTGTACATTCGCAAATTGTAGATTCATCTACTTCGATTGCATATATGTTTGCACTCCACATTTCATCATCGAGATAATGAAATGTAAGCAGATTTTTCTCGTCTTCAATAAGCATCATACACTTATTCTCTATATACATTATCGTACCAGTAACCCATTGTTCGTCTTCTAGTAATTCTTGCCAGTTCTTCTTTTTTGCTTTAAATAAATATCTACTGTTCATCTATTCCACCTGCCTTTGCTATCTCTAACGCATTTGTCACATCTAGTTTTGATAATTTCTCAAAATAAAATTTAATCGGCCTTTTGTTAGGTATTACCAAACCAAATCTAACGGCATTTTTGTATGTAACACAATCTCGCATTAATGTATCAGGCATAGCTTCAAGCATTTGACGAAATCCTTCTAATGTTGATCTACTTTTATAATGATTACAGCTCCTACAAGCCGGAAGCATATTGTCAATAGTATCTGAACCTTGTTCGCTCCATCCGTTTAGTGGAATAACATGGTCTACCTGCATGTTTTTATATTCCAAATCACAGCCGCAATAAGCACAATGACCGTTGCATTTCGCATACACTAATTCTCTTGTATGCTTAGGAATTGCCTTTCGCATCTATTTCACCTTCCCTTTATACTTTTTCTTACTTCCATCTCTGTTATACAGTGCCTCTGGCTTATAGAACAAACAAGGCTTGTCCTCTATTGCACAATACAGCTTATCCAGCCCTCTACAATCTGCCTGCTTTTCGTTAAACAATATACAGTCTCTATTCATTAGTTGTTCCTCCCTGCCTTACAAAATTCCATCACTATTAATGTCGTTGCTACTCCTGCTATATAACATATTATTCCTATTGCCATATTCGACCTCCCATTCTGATTTTATGCGGTTTACAGCGTTTTCAAATGCTCTAATTCGTTAGCTAATGTTACTGCATTTATACGGACAGCTTCTATTGCCATGTTGTCAGGTGTCACATCCATTGTGCTGTAATCCTCGATAAACAGCGCAATCTTGCGGTTTGCCTCACATATTGTTTCCCAGCAGTTCATAAAGCTTTCTATACTCTCCGAAGCGTCCTCACATTCTGTATTTATCGCATTTGTTGCCATTCTTAATGATGTTTTTTCAGATTCTTCTATATCTTTCTCAAAATCCGGTGTTTCCCCGGAAGTTTTTATCATTTCTGAGGAATCTGACGGTTTTTCCGTCGTATTTCCCATAATAGCCGTATTATTCTGTATATTTTCCTGAACCGCCGGCATGTTATTGCTGTTTTCCGGTAAATACTCCGGATGATTAAGCACGCTGTCCTGCCCTGGTATCTGCTCTTCTTCCGCATCCTTTTCTGCTGGCTGTGGCTTAGGTTTCTCAATTTTGGCTTTCTGTACTTTCTTCTCTTTCCTCTGTGCGGGCTTTTCCTGTTGCACCGGTGCAACTTCTGCTTTTTTCGGATATTCCTCTTTATAGATGCTCGTCCATGCCTTAACCGGATCTTCTGTATCAGCTCTGCTAAGTATGTCTACCACAAAATCTGCAAGATCCTCTATGTTCCACTCTGTCTTATCCATACTTCGCACATTGGTTATCGTTATTCTTCCGGTATTAACCTTAATACTTAACATTAGTCGACCAGTTCCCGGAATACGTACTGAATATATCATCTCTCCTGATGGAGCTAATACATTCATCAGCTCTTCTGTTTCTATAGAAGACTGTGCAATCTTGATAAATAGTTCAGGCATATCATGCAAAAGCTGATACATAACCTGTCCAAGCTCGTTATATTTTTCTGCCTCTTCCTGTGTACCTTCCATCCATACTTCGATATCAGATATCTTATTTTCCTCATCAATTTCCTTTTTGATATCTTCTATCTCAGACTTGGAGAAATCTGCGCTTATCTCTTCATTAATTTCATCGGGAAGCTGCAGCATGATTGTCAGTTTTGCATATCCCATACCTTTATATCTATCCTGCAGTTCTGCACTGTTTCCGCCTTCGCTGAATCTGTCGTTAATATGTATAAACCTTGATACCTGTGTTTTATCAAGACCATAGCGGGCTTTCGCAAATTCCACAACATTTGCATATCCAGTATTTGCAAGTATGTCTGTATCTCTGGCAACCTTAAGAAGATATCCTATCTTCACAAAGCTTTCCGCACTCTTTACAAGCTCTGTATCTAATTCCTGCTGCCACTCATTAAATGTTTTTGTGTATAGCACTTCATTCATGCCGTTTTCCTCTCTTTCTTAGCTATGTGTTTTTTATATTCTTTTAAAAATTCCTCTATAATCTCCTTATCCGGCTTAGTATCATGTTCTCCATACCACTGCATTATCTCGTCATTCTTTAACTCTACTGTAATATATGGAGTATCAGGTTCCTTTATATCCCGGATTACCATTATCCAGCCTTTCCCTGCATTAAAATCCTTCAGATAGTGCTGGTTATCACTCCCGACACAGTGGTGAAGCATTCTCCCTTCTAATACTATTTCTTTAGCATCTATGGCTGGCCTTATTACTAATCCTTCATGCTTAAATGTATATTTCTTAGGTATTTTCATTGATCTGCTCTTTATATTCGGATATTTCTGCTGCATCTCAGTGATATACTTCTCATTTTTTCTCTGCTCGGCTTCCAGACGTATTCGTGTATATGTTTCATACAGGTTTCTTGGCTTAAGATAAACAGTATTACTTAAGTCATCTCCATTTTCTTCACGTTCTCGAAGATAATCTTTATATTCTGTAAGTACCTGCCTGAGATTTTCAAAATGGTCATCTTCTAAATACTTATGTGCTATATTCCATAATTTTGTAACACTCTGAAATCTTAATAAATACTCTAATGCTGTCTGGTTAGAACTCATATACAGTTCAAATAACATGTCATAATCCTGCTCTTTTATTTTGTATTTATCAGCAATCTGTTTGAACGCTTTAATCTCTTCCGGTCCAATAGTTCCCACTTTTCCACTTTCCTTTAAATACTTTAGCTGTGGTTTACTGATTCTTAATATCTCACACAGTTCCTTTGCATGCTTATTCACACTGCTTGTACTGCCTCTCTGACATAGAATTCTTTTGCAAATATTTCTAAAATCATTCTTAAATAATGTCTCCAGTTGTGGACATCTCGCGAAGCTTTCCACAGTCTCATACCTGGCCAGATACTTTCGTTCTATTCTTTCAGGTATGTTGTATATTGTTTTATACATATCTTGTGGAAGATACTTCATCTGGCTGTCCTTTATGCAGTCATAGTTGACCTCAATAAGTTCTATTACATTGCTAAGTGCCACATTTCTGTCTTTACGCCATTTGTCTTCTGAATTGTATCTATAATATTCTCTACAATATCCGGGACGCATAAACACACGCTCATACTCTGTTGTTCCGATGTTCCTTGCCCCTTCTGGTGTTCTTGTTACAAATACATCATACATTCTTGTAATCAGGGTTCCGTCTGCTGCCACCTGATATAAAAATGTTGTGAAATTCTGGTATGTACACTTGGCATGCCCCATTTGATAAAGCAATGCACTGTCTCCACATTTAGGGCATTCAAAAGCTTTTAATCTTTCCGGCTTGGGATATGTCAGTATCGGTTCAATTCCTTCGTATGGTTCTGTTCTTAGCGTATAATCTTCTCCGCACTGGCAACAATGATAATCAGCATATATTCCATGTCTTTTGTAATATATAATATTCCCCTGATTCACTTTGCTTTCTATATGCATTTGAAGAATTCTAGGCTCTTCCGGGAGTAATTCAAATAATTTATCTCTTTCCTCATTGGCACGGTTCTTTTTTCTTACATCCTGTAATCCGTCTATTTTATATTCAATACTTTCTAATATGTCTGTTGGTTTATCGTTATAACATTTAACCCCCATCTGTTTTGCATATTTTTTTATTGCTCCTGATGCTTTTTCTGTTGTATACGCCTCATGTATCATTCCTCTATTTGGATTGTTCCAATAGCTTTTTGTGTCGGCTTTATTTTCCCTGTAGTCATAATTGAACCTGCCTGTACCGCAATACGCTTCTCGATATATCAGTTCTTTTTTACTATAAAGGTCTACAACCAGGTAATCATCATCAAGCTTTATAATGTCTGCTATAAGAGTAAGCTTATGTCTTCCTGTAGGCTTTTCTCCCTCGTAGTCTATAATCTGTTTTCTTTTCATTTCGCGCCTCCAAGGTAATAAGCCTTTATGATTTCATACGCTCTTCCCATTCCAGGGATTCCCATCTTAACAGAAGCACCTACGCCTGCTGCCTTAACAATGTCCTTATCTACCGGATAACAATTCTTAAAGCTCCACTTAAGAAGCTCTGCTATACAGCCTTTTATCGTCTTTCCCTTTCTGCGTACCGCTACAGCCATATCAGGATGCTCTGTAACCTGTGCTTTTATATAATTTATCCAATCCTGTACTATCTCAACCGGCTTAAGTTCCTCCTCTTCGACCTTGATTTTTCCAAGTGCCGCCATAAGTGGATTGCACAGTTCTGATACTTCTCCGTCTATATAGTCCTCTGCGTCAGCCGGATCAAGGCCATTCTCTCTTGCTATATCCCTTATAGCCTGTGTATCTCTCTGTGCAAGCTGTCCTGCTGCCGCCTTATTTATTTCTTCAGCACTATCAAATTCTCCAAATGTATCAAACATAATTACCTCCTATTACTTGCATGATTCCCGCATGCATTTATACGAACAGTAATACTTACTGCCTTTCTTATATCCCCACGTAGTCCTATCTATCGTAAGTGTAGAAATATAACTGCCGCATTTTGCACAATAGAATCCATTCTTGTCATTTTGTTTCTTAGCTGGGTGTCTTCGCCTTTCTGTCCGGCTTATCTGCTTTTGCTGTTACAGTATTACCCAATGCAGAAATACAGGCTTCCAGAGACTTACAGTGTTCATCAATAACTTCTCCTAAGCGGCTCTTAATATATTCAGCTGCATCATCTGCTATATCTTTCATGCCTGGGAGCTTGTACAGCTCTGTATATCCTGCGTAATGACTTCTGTCTTCGCTCGGTTCTCCCTTAAATAAATCTGCTCCTGTAAGTTCTTCCTTGACGCGGTACATATCCAGTACCATATTCGCACCATCTTCAATTGCAAGCCCTAGTCTGCCTATCTGTAACAATGTTTCCTTTTTCATATTGCCTCCTACAAATAATTTTTCATAAATAAATTCATCCACTCCTCGTGGCTGAATAACTGCTCAAATCTCTTCTGACCTGCTCTTATAAGCTTCAGGTCTGTTTCCCTGCATTTATGTACCGCCTCTTTGCCTGTCCTGTGATGCTCCTCACAAAGCCATACCTTAAGCCCGTAATGCTCTGATATCTTCCTGTTGGCCATACCGTGCATAATGTGATGGCACTCTAAATCATTCGATGGAAGCCTCTTAAAATTATTGTTTTTAATCATTGCTTCTCTACACAGGAAGCATTCTTTAATGTCCTGCATTATACTTTCCATCATTTCTCCTTTCTCCTCCCGGCATGACCGGGAGGACTAACCATGCCAGATAATAAAACTGTGATATATTTTTCTGTGCGTGAATAAGTACCGTGTAGATGTATTTGGAGTAAAATGTCACTCCCATTCTGTATTTATGCGGCTTTGCACCGTTATGAGTTATATATTGTCTACCTCTGGATGCTGGCAGATATACAATTCCCGCTCAAGCTTTGCGATCTGCCCTCCAAGAAGGGTAAGATTAGTAACCTTGATGCTTGTTTCATCCGCTGTTTTACAGGGCGGCATCATGTACGCGGCTTTTCTTAACCACTTAAGCCGTTCCAGCTCCTTTTTTATCTTTATCTCGTCCATGTTGCCTCCATCTTCTTAAGCTCATATTTCATATATTTGCTGAACTCATGCTCTTTATCATCCGACCAGCTTATAACATGTCCGCGGCTGACATTTAAGTACTGCTGCCACAAATCCGCATTTTTTACCTCTTTCCCATTAGCTTTCGTCCATCCGGCTTTTTCCCATTGTTGCGGCCAAGCATTTCTACAGCTATTTAATACATGCTCGCAACTAGTATTTATGCGGATTTTGCAGTTTTCATGGAAGCGCATTAATGCATGTATTATTGCCTGCAGTGTTGCCTGATTCTCTGTTACATTTTCAAGCGTGCCTTTGCCGTTTCTAATGAACTCTTTGCCATTAATTACTATCTTTAAGACATACATATATTCCGTATGTTTCTTTATTGCCGGACCTTTAGCTGTCGTCTGGATGAATACGTCTACCTTTTGCATCTCTTTTTCTCCAATCCCGGAGTCTTGCTGTTATATAAAACATGCCATTTACTCCGTTGTAATACACCTGTGATTCCAGAAGAGAATATTCCGGATGCCAGGCTTGTATTTCTGCTTCCCTTGCAGCCTTATCTCTTACAAATGTGTCTATATATTTGCTTACAGGAACATACCGCCCATTTCCGCCTTTTCTCTTAGAACGGACCTTATGAACTCTGAACTGTCTAAGCCCTGTTGAGCAGTTCCACCGCTTCTCATTTTTCTGCCGGTGCTTGTCCTTTGTTATGTACTTTGCCATTCCTACAAGACCATAAGCATCTTCCTCAAGTCGCTTTGACTGGGAACGTTCTCCCAGCTTCCACAACTTCTCACATATATCTCTGTCAAGAAGCCCGTCCATAATCACATGATGATGCCAGCGCACCTTTGCGTCAGGATCATGTTCTGTAACATATATGTACTTGGCTTTAGGCAGACCTAACTTCTTGCGTCTGTAATTAATCCGTCGGATGTAATTAGTCATATTCTTAATAGCATCTTCCCAGCTAGATGGTTCATTCCCCTCAGAGTATGTAAGCGTCATCCATATATCTTCATTTGTGAAGTTCTCAATAATCAGTCTTGAGCAATACTTAATAGCATTCTTATTGTTCAGGTTCTTCTGGGTTTCTTTATCCCTTATCCGTCCTTCCTCCGGAATGTCCTCTTTCCTCGTGAACTCAGGATATATTTCTATCTCTAACTGATTACCTGCACGGATCTCCTTACATGTATAGACACACCTGTATTTGGTCTTCAGCATGTACTCCATGAAGACCTCATTCATATCTTCTACAGATTTATCAATAGCCGCTTCATAATCATAGGGAATGTACCTTGTACCTTTTCTTTTCATGTACACCCCTTAATTCAGTTTCTATTTTCGCAGACTTGTTAATATTCATTACAAGCCCAAGAAAAAAGACCTTTTTATTATTTTTTTCTTGATGTACTCGAACATTTCTGATACAATAATATTGTTATATTTGCAGAGCATTTTATGTTCTAAGTACTAGAGCCGCTGGTCCAAGCGGCTCTTTTTTATATGCTTCTTAGTCTGAAACTTCCCGCCGGCACCTTGTTCTTATGTTCCAGCTTATGGAGTCTGCACATCCACTTTGCCGCGTCCCTTATGCGTCTATCGTCTACCGCCGCATTAATACGCTTGTTGTATGCAATTATCAAACCTATGTCTCTCATGTTGCCTCCTTACTACGGACATACCCCATAGCACTTAGCCCTTGCTCATTGAGGCGCTGTCCGTATTCTTTCTTCTTATTCTCATCCAGGGTTGAGAAATCTATTATCTTCTCCCCATCTATAATCTTTATAACTATATTCACTCTCTCACCTCATGGCTCTTTATGTTTTATATGCTACTTACGGTCTTTAGGTTCATGACATAAAGCCAATACTGTTAAACAAATAATTACTGTTATTGCTACTGATGTGTAATTCATTCAATCCTCCTTCATTTTCACCCAATCTTCTACATCTTTCTGTGTCATTCTCATAGGAGCTAGCTTTGCACCCCAGTATTCCGACTCTACTGTTACAGTCTCAATGTTTTCTTCCTGCATATACCGGAGTAAATCTTCCGGTCTGCCAAAATTGGCATATTCAGTTCTTATAATCATCTGCCTGCTCCTTTCTTTGTTGTACTTAATAATGCAAGTTAAAAATCTGCTTGAAACCGAAAATGGTAATCCTGATTTTGAATTAAAAAAATGTCGTAATGAATTAGACAATACTTTCAATAAAATGTGTTCTCTTCTTTTCAGTGAGTACAGATGTATATTAAAGAAATGCCATCTGCCAATACCTTCGATATAGCAAAGGTCATGTTGTTATCTTGTAAATTGGAATATATTGCATATATGTTCAATACCAAGACTACAATTATTACTAAATATCCTATCTCTCTCACCTCCTCGAATAGATAATTGCTTGTGCAATTGTTCTTTTGCTCCTATACTCTAATTACAGGCTATTGCCGTAGCCGAGTAATCATGAAAGGAGATTCTTTATGGCTGATTTATCACAATCCCCAGCAGAAATTTTTACACCAAATAATCCAAATGTTGTGCTAACAAATATAAATGGTTATGAAGTGCCTACCCTAGAGCTTTCTGATAAAAGAGGCTCTTATATAGCAATTCCTGCTCTTAATAAAGAACTGTCTGATATAGCCAAGCAATTTATTAATGGTCATTACATAACTGAAATTGACTATGATAAATTTAATGGCAAAGTTGCCATTATTAAGGCTTATTACCAGCATTAGAGCTATTAGTAAGAGGTTCTTCTGCCATTAGATGAACCTCTTCACAATAAACAGATACTTTTATCATTTTTTCTGCCTCATTATGAATATTAATTACCTTCTGTCTTAACCAGCCTTCTGTTGATTCATCCGCAACTCCTATAATTGCTGTATTATTAATCTCTTTACCATTAACAATTAGTTTTCCATTGTCATAATCAACTGTAATGCTGTGTACCTTATTCACTCTCTCACCTCCTCGAATAGATAATTTGTGTTATAATCAAAACAAAAACAGGAGGTATTTATGCCAACTCCATTCAACGAATTAGAACTATCAACATATGAACATCTTTTGTTAATACGAATAAGACTCACTGGTATATCAAAGGAATCAGTTCGTATAAAGCCTAGATGTAAATATCTCTATAAGTTCGGTCTTATAGATAATTCCACTAAAAGCATTAATAAATATGTTATTAGTGATAAGGGTAAAATGTACCTCAGATACAAACGCCGTAGTTCATTTCGTTTTTGGATACCTGTCATTATCTCGATTCTTGCTTTGTTAAGCAGTTACGATATATACACCAATCCACTTATCCAGAAAGCATTGCAATCACTAGCACAGCTATTGAAAAATATATTGGGAAGTTAGGATGTCTCTCTCTGAATGGTATCCTTATAACTTCATAATGTTTAATACCTGATAATTTCATTTTCTTTATAGCTGATAGTGCCTGCATAAATGTCTTTGTTCTCTCTTCTATAAATGGTTCATAACTGCGAATTATATATTTGTAGGTTTTATGCTCAATTACTCTCTCACCTCCTTGAGTTAAATAACTTGATTTATTTTCAAGTTATAAAGTAAAAAAAATTAAAGCTTTATCTGATTAAGTGTTACTCCAAAATGCTCTGCAAGGGCTCTAACTTTACTAACTGCAACATTAGATATATCTTTTTCCCATGAACAATAAGTCTGTGGAGAAATGCCTATTGCATTTGCCACCTGCTCTTGGGTTTCGTCTTTCCTTGCCCTTAATTCTTTAACGGAGAACTGCATTTCGATTGAATTCAATTTTAAATCACCTCATTTCCACTTGATTTATTTTCAAGTGTATATTACTTGATTTATTTTCAAGTGTCAATACTGTTTTTGAATTATTTTCAAGTTTTTTCTCTTTTTATTCAAATACACTTGAATTTATTTCAATTTTATTATAATATGCTCGTATAAATTAACAGGGAGGTGACATGTTATGTGCCTTGGTGAAAACATTCGTTTCTTAAGAACAAAAAAGGGATATTCTCAAGACGATATAGCAAATAAACTGGGATATAAATCATTTACAACAATACAGAAGTGGGAATCTGGTGTGTCAGAACCACCTCTTAAGGCATTAAAAAAATTATCAGAATTATTCAATATAGATATGAATGATTTAGCGACAAAAAAACTTTCTACAGATACAAATAATGACAATAATGTATACTACCTTGATGATGCTACTGGGATTGTTATTGAAGTTAATCTAGCTAAACAGGAACAAACAGAAGTTGCTAAGCACATATTAGCTTATTGTAATAAATTAAATGATAAAGGTATCAAAGAAGCTGCTAAACGTGTGGAAGAATTAACTTATATTCCTGAATATACTGCAGATAATAACTCTTTGCTTAATGCTGCACACGAATTAGAGGGAGCTTCAAAAACAGAACAAAAACACGATAACAACATTATGGACAATGATGACGAATGGAAATAATTTAAAGAGGGGATTTATTTGAGCTACGAAGAATTACTTATTGAAGCAGATAACAATAATCTTATTACCAGGGAAAAGCCTCTTGTTGCTAATGCCGGAAGAATTAAAGGTAATCGTATTGCTATTAAAAAGGATTTGCCTACACAAAGAGAAAAGGCATGCGTACTTGCAGAAGAGCTTGGACACTTCTACACGTCTTCTGGAGATATATTAGATATGTCTGATCCCAGTAACAGGAAACAAGAAGCTAGAGCCCGCCTGTGGGCATATAATAGACAGGTTGGTTTGCAAGGCATTATTAACTGTTATAAAGCCAACTGCAGAACTTTACATGATATGGCAGATTACTTAAATGTAACAGAAGGATTTCTTAATGATGCCATTGAATGTTACCGTTCTAAATATGGCATATGTGTACAAGTTGATAATTATGTTATAGGATTTCAGCCTACACTTTATGTAATGGAGCTATTTGAATGAAAATATACGGAAGATGTGAGGTCCTTAGCTGGCCGGATTTTGATAATGATATACATGCTCTACCAGAGCAGATACAAAAGCAGGATGCTGCAATGAAATATAATGGCAGCTTTTACATAGATAAGAAGTTAGCCGCTGGGCGTTTTGGTAAATATAGAGCAAGCTTAAAGCAATGCACCTGTCCTGAATTTGAATCCAGTAAATTACCTTGTACACATATGTATCTAATAGCTTTTTATTCTAAAGCTATTAAGATAAATAGATTTTTTCACTTTACTTTATAATTGATTGACATCTGAACACGACACCAGTAAACTACTCTTGAACGTACTCTGGTGTCCTTCGGGTCCAGAGTCTTTTTTATACCATGGCGGTATTGTTACCTAGATGGTTTTATAATAAATAAAAGCTCCTGTGCTGGAACACAAGAGCCTTTACTTGCGACTTACAATTAAGCTGTGCTCAAATGATATAATCGCCCTAAGCAAGCCATATTATATCATTCTAAACACCGCTTTTGCAAGTAGGTGTTATTTTTGTACCCATTTTTTAAGTTGCACTGGTGCAACTTGCATATATTTTATAAACCGGTGACATTTTGTAACCAGTTGAAAGGGATGATTGTATGGCTAAAAATATACTTAACATGAAAATTGCAGCCGGATACATTCGTGTATCTACTGATAAGCAGGAAGAACTGTCTCCAGATGCACAAAAAAGGCTTTTGATTGATTATGCTAAAAAGAACAATATATCTCTCCCCGCAGAAAACATATACATTGATAATGGTATATCTGGAAAGAAAGCTGATAAGCGTCCTGAATTTATGAAGATGATTGGTATGGCTAAGAGTAAGGAACATCCCTTTGATGTTATCCTTGTATGGAAATTCAGCCGTTTTGCCCGAAATCAGGAGGAATCAATTGTTTATAAATCTTTGCTGAAAAAGAATAATGTAGAGGTTGTGAGCGTATCAGAGCCTCTCATTGATGGTCCTTTCGGAAGCCTCATTGAAAGAATTATAGAATGGATGGACGAATATTATTCTATCCGTCTATCTGGCGAAGTTTTAAGGGGTATGACTGAAAAAGCTCTAAGAGGTGGCTACCAATCCTCTCTTCCTCTTGGTTACAAAATGAATAAGGATACCGGCATACCTTACATATATGAGGATGAAGCTATTATTGTAAAAAAGATATATAACGACTATATTTCGGGTCACAGTTACTTAGAGATTGCCAGGGAGCTTAATGCTCTGGGATATACGACAAAGCGAGGTGCAGCATTTGAAGGTCGTACTGTTGAATACATTTTAAGCAATCCATTTTACTACGGTGCTATTCGCTGGAATCGTCAGAAGCATGATGACCATACTATCAAAGATATTAGTGAATGGATTATCGTTATGGGTAAACACCCAGCTATTATTGATAAAGAAACATGGGACGAGGTGCAGCACCTTATGGCTTTAAGAAGCCGTCCATACAAATCAAGAGCAGCTGGACACATGAAGCACTGGCTCGGTGGAATTGTAAAATGTTCAGACTGTGGTGCTTCACTTATTGCCGGACTTAATGCTACTCGCTACCAATGTGGTAATTACAACAAAGGAAAATGCTCTCACAGTCACTTTATCAAGACTGCTGCCCTTGAAGAAGCTGTATATGAAGCATTTGACCGTGTAATGCAAAATCCAGATGAATTGCACTATGAACTCAAAAAAGCTTCAAATGAAGTCAATACAAACGACAGGGATATGATTCTGAATCAGATTTCTAAGCTTAGTGATAAGGAAGCCCGGATAAAACAGGCTTATAGAGATGGTATAGACACCATAGATGAATATAAAGAGAATAAGCAGATAATTGATAACGAGAGGAAAGCTCTGGAAGCACAGCTTT